AATAATGGTTTGCAAATATCCGCTTGCAAGTTGCAATTTAGCCCATTTCATTTGATTATCTGATCCAGCAGCACCTTCTGCTTTCTTTCTTGCTTTATCTCTTTGAGCTCGATACGGAAATTCTGTGTAGCCTGGAATATTCATAAAATTAATATCTGCTAAAATAGGGCTTAATTTTCTTTCTTCTCTTAACAAATCAAAGACTAATTTAGTAGAAATTAAAATTCCTGCATTGTTAATTCCATCTAAATCAGCTGTTGCTTCAATAAAAGTTGTAGCAGTTGTTGTTAATGCTTTTCCTAAT